GGTATGCCATATCCTCTTTAGGATCATAGCCAATATAGACTGTATTCATAGAGTCTCCTTTAATTAACTGTTATTTGTCTTGGTCTTTTATCTTCAGGGATATTATGCTTCAATTGAATACGAAGTACTCCATTAGTAAGATCAGCTATTTCAACTTCAACCGTGTCGTTAAGAACAAACTTTCTCTCGAATACTCTCTTAGCAATTCCATTGTGAACATAGTTAGAGTTAGCATATCTATCACTTGCGTCTCCAGTTATCGTTAAGTTATTCTCTTTGACTTCTATTCGAATCTCTTCCTTAGTGAAACCTGCAACAGCTATTTCTATAGAGTATATATTTTCATCTATCTTAACAATATCATAAGGTGGATATTTCCCATCTATAGTTCTAGTGTCAGGTACTGTAAAATTAGCCAGCATTCTGTCGAACCCAATAAAATATCTAGGCCACAAACTTTCATTTAACATATCATTCTCCTTTGTTTAGGAACCCATTATGGCATTCCATTTCTCAATTATCCCATAAACATACCTAAATGTCAAGCTCTTTATAAAGTCTTAATAGGGTAATTCATAAGATACAATTAACCCTCCATATAGTACTATAAATAGTATGATTGCAGTAAAAAATAATACTCTATGTTTTCCCATTTTTCAATCCACCTGAGTTCTTTCTTATTATATCGTTGTGGTTTAGCTCACTCCAGTATATCTCCAGACCAGTAACACATTCATTAAGACTTGTGAACATATGGTATTCTCCCGGTGGTACTACGGTAAAATCACCGGGATGTAGTATAGTTGTATCCACCAACTCATAGTCATTCTTCCATCGTTGTATCTGTAGCTTACCAGAGATAACATAGAATGCATTGAACTTTGTCTGATGCTTATGTAATGAGCAATAAGCCTTTGGCTTTATCTCTATCTTATGTATCTCAACAGCAGGACTTTTCAGTAGGTCTGTTGTAGTACCCCATATTTTTCCTTCCTTCATGTCAGGTCCACCAACTCACACACACCAGCAGTACATGCTAATTCTTGTGATCCTTTTGTTGTATCTTCTTTCTCAAACTCTGTAAGTAACGACCAATCAATAGCTTTCTTTGGCATAGCTTTCATTGCCTCCATATATTTATCTCTTGTAATTTCCTGATAGGGTGCTTGTATATATGAATGATCAAAGGAAGGAAGGAAGGATACACCTGACAAGTGATCAAAGTTTTCCCAACACCATGCTCCCACCGGTAGCCATTCATCTTCCTTTACTGAAATGGTAACACTTGGCTTATGTTCACACCAATGTTCAGCATATATTTTCCAGATTTGTAACTGTTCAATGGCACTCATATCATTCCTAAAGATTGATTGACGATTAGAATGAATAGGGAAGGAGAATACAGAGACATCTTTAGATTCTACATTACCATCTATTTGTGGTTCATTTGGAATGCCAATGCTCTTTAAGAACATAGTCATAGGATCTTTGTTGTCTCCTCTAACTGTTCTAATATAGTGTTCAGAATGTCTGGCATGTATACCACTGGCACTATCAACTAGCTGACTGACGGTACCAGAAGGTTTAACACAGGTAATGGCAGTGGACTGAGGTATACCTAGTTTCTCTGCCCACTTCTTATTAGTTGTTATAGCTACATTCCGTAGATACTGAAGTGTATCTTCCAAGTAAGGTACATTGGCAGAGTATGATAACTTTTTTGGTGAGGAATTAAGTAGCTTACAATCCATAATACCTGTAAGGGATACACCCAGTAATCTTTCCTCTTCTGTATTTGTTATCCATCTCTTTCTAAGATAACCAAAGTTAGTAAGAGTGGATTGAATTGTACCTAGTAAGGTAGCTATTCGTATCTTCCTTGCTAAAGAATTACGATCATCTTTAGGACGGCATACAACTTCAGTAAGATTACAGAATTGATTAGGTCTTAGTATTATTTCCGAACATGGATTAGTACCGAAGTCTACATCCCATACTCTACGTTCGTTCTGTGCAGCTTTCTTCTGGGCAGATTCTCTATTGAAGATACCACGTTCTCCAGTTTTACTTTCATATAGAGACTGCCACTCCTTCATAAATATACCAGAGTCAGGACGGTTGGTATATACAGCAGAGTTATTTGCCAAAGCTCTTTGTGGATCAGTGTGGGACCATGCTCCAGACTTGGCTGTTCTCATACGATCATCAGATAGATTAGATAAGGATATAAGAGCAGATCTACGTACACCTCCTACCACTACAACATCACCTACTTTACAAACTATATCATGGCATTCGATGGAGTTTAATTTCCTACCTCTGGCTTCTTCAAACTTCCGAATAGTAAAGTCAAACAGATTTACCAATGGTTGAGGACCACTGGCCCTACCTCCAAAGGTATTTAACCTAGCACCAGCAAGACGTACCTTACTTACATCTATCTTTGGTATTCTGTTGGTATATAGATAGGATATCAAGTCTTTGAATGCTCTGGCCCATCCCTCTTTAGAGTCGGCTACACTAATAACATCATCTGTTTTCTCAAAGGATACGTCTGATATAGTAGGAAGCTGATTAACATACTGTCTTTCAACAGAGAACCCTACCCCTGTCCCATTCATTAAGACATAGAGTATCTCATCAAAGGACTTCGGGTTATCCACTGGTATGTAAGAACAATTGTATCCAGCTATGTTCTCTCTCTCAAGTGCAGGACCAGCAGTCATCAACGATCTCATGCTAGGCATAACCTCAAGATTAAGAATAGCATTACGTATCATAGTCCAATCCTTGGTATCAAGCTGCTCCTTAACTCCAAGGTTATTCTCCACATGTATTCTAAAGAAACTAATTAATCTATTAACAGTTTCATCCCATGTTTCTCTACGACCTTCTTCTTCAAGCCATCTAGAATATCTGGAAAGATAGATAAAGTTTTGGTACTCAGTTGGCAGTTGCATCTATATCTTCTCCATATCTAAGTTCTAAAATCATTTGTGCATAATGAATAATCTTTTCAATATCCTTTGCCCCCTCACCTTTAGTACGATGACGGGTTACATACTTTACTATATTGCCTTCAAAGAAATCAAGTTCATTGGCATAGATATATTCCATAGGTTGTATGGTACATTTCTTATAATGATCGCCACCTACTTGATAATCTTTTATTGACATTATTTATTCCTCTCATGATCTGACATAATCTGATATATTTTATATTTAAAATTAGGAGCTTGCTTCGAATGAATAGCTTCATAGGCATAGCTTCGTACTGAACCTGCATCTATATTAGCATTCTCACATATAAATTCAAAGTTATTACACGTTACACCTACACTGCAAAAGAACCAAGCCCTTGCTCTCTTGGCTATTGATTCATTGCTCTTATGTGTAGCATCCAATAGAGCCTGTAAGATAATAGCCATGTATAATCCACGTTCAGGTACTTCTCTATCAAACTGAACGATAGGATCTATAAATAGTTCTTCATTTTTATTAGGCTTGTACATTTTGTTTTATATATCTACCTGTAACAGGATCTCTTTTTGTATTACGTTTTTTATTTAGGTGTATTTTATTTTTCTTTCTATATTTAGGATCTTTATAAAACTCTCTTTCACTCAACTTCTTTCTATAATCAGGATCTTTATAATACTCTCTTTCACTTAACTTCTTTCTATATTCAGGATCTTTATAAAACTCTCTTTCACTTAACTTCTTTCTATATTCAGGATCTTCATAGCTCTCTACAGGACGATAGAACTTACCACCTACTCGTGAGTTATAGTAGGCTGGTTCATCTGTACCCTCAATGGTAGAAGAGAGAACATTAAATTTCATCTGATAGTATAACTCATAGTAACGTAAGCTACGTTTATTCTTATATTCAGCTATGATTTCAAATTTAAAATGTTCTTTACCTATCTTCTTTATATCTTCATTAAGCCACTTAGATGAACCAGTGTAAGTTTTCCAATCTGATTCTCTCTCCTTTAACTTAGTATATAATTTGTATTGCTTACAACCTATATAACCTTTACCACTTTGAAGATTAGTTATGAGATAAACAAACCCAAACTTATCAAGATTGGGAACAAACTCCTCGTCCTTTTTGTAGGCAAACCAATGGTGATCTACCATGCATGGATCTCTTCAACATCCGGTTCACGTACAACCTTAGTAAGATACCTGTATCCTCTTGCATAGTTGTATACTCGTAAACCTTTTCCATCATTAGCATCCTTCCAACATTCTTTCTTATGATTACAATACAAACAAGAAGTCCCTAGTCTACGATTACCTGAAGCTCCCTCTTTAACATCACTGTAACATCTATTAGGTGGAGCTTTATTACCTACCATTGACTTCAAGTATTGTACTCTATCTCCTGCATTAATCATTTCTAATGAATGAACAGGAGCTAAACATATCTCTCCACTTTGTTTATTGATAGCTAGGAAAGCAGCTTCATCCATTCCATTAGCTTCTGAATAGGCAGAGATCTGTGCTATGTAACCAAAGGGATCATCATTAACTAGATCTCCCTTGTCAAACTTTTCATATCCTCTGGGAGAAGTAGACTTACAATCAACTAACACCCCATCAATCACACAATCCTGATGTCCCTTAACCCCATGAATATCCAATTCTTTTTGTGTATCTGTAACTGTATGACCAGATAGTTTAGACAAAGCTATAAGTAATTCTTCCAGAATATATCCATATAAAAACTTTATCCTAGTAGGAGGAGTAAAGGGCATGGCCTTATCATTTAGATTTATATCATACCATACCTGCCTATCAGGTCTACCAATAGCAGATAGTCTAAGATTATTTTTACCTTCCCTTCTCTTTTCAGTTAAGGCTGTTAACAAATGAGTTTTTATATTATCTCCAAACTCATTTATAATATCGGTATCTATTTCATCTTCCTCTACAGAATTTTCAATCTCATTAAATAAACTGTAGATATCTTTAACTAATGTATCTATTGATTTCATAAAGAAATAGGGGAGAGACTTTCATCTCCCCCCTCTCCTATGTTATAAGGTTAGGTAGCAAAGGGAATGTCTTCATCCCCTTCACCACTGACAAAACCACCATCAACTACATCAAAAGCCTCATCAGCTTCTGTGTTATAAGGAATAAGATTAGTAACTTGAACTGCCCTCAAGTCAGCACCTACTCCAGCTCGTCCCTTAAACTCCCAATCATAGGTTGTGTAATGCACATTAACCTCTGATCCATTACCAATAAGGGTTTGGGTCATGGTTCTTTTCTTGCCATCTACTAAGTCAGGAGCACGGTTTAGGGAACCATCTTTCCTACGAACCCTACGTTTGACCGTAACAAATTCTCCACGATCATCGCCTTTGTTCTTAACCGTAAGACCATCCTTCTTAATAATATCCAAGTTCTTCTCATCAAGATTACACACATCAACAGACCATACCCCATCTGGATCGAAGGTGGTATTCGGGTTGGTGATAGCAGCCCAATAAGCAATTCCTGAAATTACTGACATATTTTTATAACTCCTTTATCAATGTTTAAAAACGAAGTGTCTCATAATTTATATTGTTTGTCAAGTCTTAATGTGTCATGGCCCAAGTTTCCCCGTCTTGCCATGTACTATCTAAAGGACACCTAAGATTTAGAGTATGCTCTGTATCTTTGATTGCCTCTTTAGTGATAGTTCCGAATCGTTGCACATCTTTCTTTGCAACTTCAAATTGATATTCATCATGAATGGAAGCCACTAACTTAGCATCCACTCCTGTACTATTTATTCTTTGTGTCATATTAACTAACCAATCTTTACAGATAGTTGCACCAGCTCCTTGAATTATTGTATTAAGTGCAGTATGAGGACTACGAACTATAAGTGTACGTCCATCCAGACCTTTAATTCTTCCTCCTGTTGCTGTCTTCAATACTTGCTTACGTATTGTAGACAGAGCTACAGGCATTCGATCTAAGAATCTCTTAGTTAATCTTTCTCCTTCAGCTCTATTTCCTCCTACTATTTGACCTAGCTTGGCTGCTCCAGCCCCATAACAAAAGGCATAGATGAAAGTTTTTGCCTGATCTCTATTTGTTAAACCAGCCAGTTCCATATTAACTGTATGTACATCACCGTTCACAACTATATCAGTATACTTTTTATTATTAATTAAGTGAGCTAATACACGTAGCTCAAGTCCAGCAGCATCTGTCCCTACTAGTGTGTGAGTATGAGGATTAGCAACAGTCCAACAATCTCTACACTCTTTTCCAAATGGACTACGTACTGCTGGTACTTGGGCCATGTTAGGATTATGGTGAGCCATTCTACCAGTAACAGTTCTTAATGTTAATACTCTTCCATGCACCTTACCTGTAGTATCATCACAACAATTTATCCATGATTGTATTTGAGCTATTCTCTTTTGTAATAGAAAGAACCTAGAAAATTGTTTAGCTTCTTTCATGTTAATCTTGTTAAGGATCTTTTCACTTACTATTATGTTACCCTTATCTGTAAACTGTTTAGGTTTCCAACCACGTTCCTCTAATCTAGTAGCTATCTGTTGTCGGGAACCTATATTAAATGGTATGTATTTTGTTTTAGTTTTTAACTCAACAGCAGTCGGTTCAAATTCTATCTTGGCCCAACTCTCTAAACGATTAGCTTCATCAGTTAGTCTAGCTAAAAGTCCAATAGCTTTCTGCATATTTAAAGTGAAACCATTTCGTTCCTGTTGATCTATAATAGCTCTAATCTTATGCTCCAGTTTAATAGAGTATGTAGAAAAGTTTCCTTTCTCTAAGCTAAGTTGTTTATACAAAGTCTCAGTAACATCTACATCATTCTTACAATACTCTAACATCTCTTTTGTATATGTAGAGAAGTCTTCTTGTTCTCCTTTAGGATGTCCTAGTCTCTCACCCCAAGCAGATAAACTATGACCACCATCTCTAATCGGATTAAAGAGTTGAGATAATATAAGAGTATCAATGACTTGCTTTAGTTTAATATTAGTATTCAATAATCTATTTAGAATAGGAGCATCAAACGATACTCCATTATGCATTATAAAATTATCTACAGTAGATGCCCAAGGTTTAAATGTTTCAAGATTAGTATGATCCCATACATTAACTTCAGATGTAGTAATATCTTTAGCTACAATGCAATGTATCTTAGATGGCTTAAGACTTTCTGTTTCGATATCTAAGCTTACATTCTTCATAGTCTTCATCTTGTCCACACCAATTGCATTCTTCACCCTTTCCTATATACAATACTGTATGTTCCACTGGACACCAGTGTTCCCACATACTCTCTTTCATATTCCAAAACTCTCTCCACATCCACACTGAGATGTAGCATTAGGATTTTTAAATACAATATAGTTACCATTAATACCTTTTGAAAAATCTATAGTTGTATTTATCATTAGAATTTCTGCATCTTTCTTAATATATAACTTACCTTTCTTAAGTGGAATTATATCATGCTGATCTGGGATGTCAAACAAAACATCCCATTGATAAGTGAAGCCAGCACAACCACCACCTTTAACACCAAGCTCTATACCTATTGCATTCTCTGAGCTAACAATATCTGATAGATGATCATCAGCTTCAGTTGTTATTGATACTAACATACTTACTCCTTTATTACTTGACTTGGCATTACCTTTACTAACTTTGCATCAGGTACTTTGATATGAAAGAATAATTCATTGGCACTTCTTCTATTATCCACTGGTTTAACCTCACACTTGTTGACCATTGCACCATCCATAAACCATGCCTGATCCAAGTGCTTGTTGAATATGACAAAGGTTAAGGGACCAAGACATCCTTCTCTTGTCCACTTGTCTATCAGCCTTCGTTTCCTATAGGGAATACGTATCTCCTTCCAAGATTCGGGCCAATAGTCACGCCAACCTGTCTTTATCTCTGTTTCAAAGTAACATTCAACATCATCCTTATCCTTACAGACAACATCTACTCCATATGTTTCTTCAGTATTAATATCCTTATAACCTTTAGATAATAACCAATGACTCATAACATTCTTAGTTAAAGAATCGTATTGATTATATAAATTCTTATCAAATTTACTAGGCATTAGTTATCTCCAATATCAAAAGGACTATCAATCTCTGACATCCTTCCTGTTTCTTTGTTATAAAATAGATAGGTAGCTACTCCAGTGTCTCCAGTATACCTGTTCTTTAATATACGTACTGTTGTAGTATTAGATAGGATCGGATC